CAAGTGGATCTACAAAAGTACCAGTTCCTGTAACCGTTGTACCATCAGTATATACACCTACAAAATTAATAACAGGGTTTTCAGGATCTACGTTATTTACAGATATTACATCACCTCCTATACCTGGTGCTGCAGTAACAGATTGTACACCACCTCCTAATGAAGTCTCAATACCTGCATCATCTAAATAATACCATAATCCATCTGATTTTGGATATATTTTGCTGTACCCGCTCTCAGGCTGAATTGGAGTAGACGAAACTGTCTTCTGTTGAGCTATACTATGATTTTTCTTTCCGTTATATGCCATCTCGTATTATATTTTTGCCTGAATTACAATTGTACCAGTTGTAATCGTGCCAGTCGAAGTAAGATTAAATGAGTTATCATCAATATGTTCAATGTCTACCTCAATAATACTGTCTCCTTCTCTAACGCTATATACAAAGTCTTTAGTATTTAATCCGTGCGTAATAATAATTGGAACACCAGCAGAAGCAGTAAAGTTTTGAATTACTACTTGAACACTAGTACCAGTTGCAAGATTGACAATTTTAATTATGCCTGCACCAAAATTATTAACCTGTCCTCCAGGATTAATATTTAGGACACCATTTGCAATTACAAGTTCTCCATAATTATTAACTATTCCATCTACTGTAAAGTCTCCATATATCCAATATTGATAATCCGCTTGAATAGTTAGGAGTTCATCAAATTCAATAAATATTTTATGTCCAGTGTCTCCGCCGGATCCTCCAGCATCAGCAGTTAAGCTTACCCATCCTCTACTTTGAAGAAATCCAATAAAATCCTCTCCGAATACTGGATCAAGCCCATCAACACCAGTGTATATAATTTCTCCTGGAACACCTACTGCAGGATATGTTGGAAAGTCTGTAAATCGCTGACGTTGCGTCTCTGCAACTTCAACTAATAGTGCTTTACCTGTAGCGTTTCCCGAAGAGGAAATTGTAAATGTAGGAATACTACTTTGTGAAATAGTAAGTTGATTTGTAATCTCAGCAAGTTCAAATGTACCTGAATAGAGAGAAATAGAATTAGCTATTTCATCATAATTAATATTATTTAAGAATTCTAAGTTTGCATCCGCTAAGCTTTTAAAATTTAAGTTAGTCACATCAATGAGTGAAGTTAAACTTGCGTTAGTTAAGCGACGAATTGACTCTATGTTTTTATAGACGGCCATCCTATAATTAGTTTATTTTTATTATTTATCTGTTTGGATAAATAAGAAGACCGATCTTTAAATATCTTATGAGTTACTTGTTTATGACTTTAGTAGACTTATCGATCTCTGAATTTAGGGTAAACTTTCCTCTATTCACCAAGCATTCAGTCAGGTTAGCATTAATTGTTTTTGCATCAGGGTTATCTAAGAAACTGGAAGTAATCTCATTTGATTCACCTAAATAATCACAATCTAATAATTTAGAAAATTTAACAGAATTATTTGAAAAAATAGAACATCCTTCTAATTTAGAGTTTCGGATAATGCAATTTTCAAATAGACAATTATTAACGTCTCCTTCAATCTCACAATTAAAAAATTCTACCCCTTCTAGTAGAATACTTCTTGTTATTTTAGCGTTCTTTATTTGAAGTCTAGCTCGTTTAGTATCATAATTAATAGTAGCCTCAGTTATTCCGCCACCAATAATTAATCTAAATATTTTTTCTCTAATACGTGGATATACTGATTCTATTAAGTGAGGCGCCTGGCTTAAATCAACATATAAATCAATTTCTGGAAAAGCTGACCTGAATCCTAATATTGATCGAGTAGAATCAATCGCTCTTCTAAAATCTTTAACCATTTCAGAGATTCTAATCTTTTCCTGATTTGAATAAGTGTAATTTTCAGTAAGAGTCGTATATAGATGCTCAATAATAATGTTTAGGGTCTCAACTGCCTCCTTCTTTTTTCGAGTATAATCCTTACCTGAAATATAATTCACATTAAGTTTACCGCTAGCCAATTGAGAAAAATCAGTTGCAAAGAAATCAGAATTTGGAAAATTTAATTCAATTGAGTCTCCGCGTTCAACAATAGATTCAGTAAGCACCATATCATAGAGTCTTTTAGGCTGAACATATTGAAAATGATTTTGATAAATTAATCTATTCTCATTTTCAGGTTGTGGCCAAAGTTCAAATAGTCTCTTTTCATCTAGACTTATTAAATACTTTAGACGATTTAGTTTGTTTACATGAGTTGATAATTGAAGAGCATTTTCATTAAGTTTAATAGTAGTTTTTACTCTACACCGTTCAGTAGTAAATCCAATTGCTTCAATTATATTTGATACTTTTAAATACATGTGAACTGCCTCTTGATATGGCATCAGCCCAGTACTAAGCTGCATTTCTTTATATCCATTAGAATAAGTAGGTGCAAGTTTAAAAGTTTCATTTGTTGGATTAAAGTCACTCTTTACTTCGCTGAACCATTTTATCTTTTTACCTAGTGCTCTGGAGATCTTTGCAGCAGCATCCATTTTTCTCATAGGCGAAAAGAATTCAAAACAGAATGAAATCTGAGAGTTATCATATATGCTTTTCTTATCTAATGATTTAAACATTACTCTATTTTTCTTTATTCTATTTATCTGACTAGATCCTTTTAGGAAATGTAAGTATTAAATTAATAGGCTGAATATGGAGATAAATGAATAAATAAAATAAATAAGATTGCTACATGGCAAAAGTCACAGACGATTTTAAAGTATTTACTAGACTTAGCATATACGTTGAGGATCTATTGTCACAGACGATAAATTATCTAACTACTAAGTTTAATCAAAGTAGAGCGGTCTTTACTTCCGCTTCTCCATTCGGCCAGCTCCTACTAGTTGTTGAGAACCTAACTCAACTTGTATTTTATTATATTGAGGACTCAATTACTGAGTTAAATATCAATGAAGCAACTAGATTAACTTCAATTTACTCCTTAGCTACTCTTGCTGGTCACAACCCAAGTAGAGCAGTTGCTGCCTCTGGCGAAATAAGCTTATCTACCTTGGCTGGTGCAGGTGAACCGCCTACTGATTTTGTAATTATACCTAACTTAACTAGAATTAGATGTAAAAATAACGGGCTGACCTATGTATTAGACCTTCCTCAAGATGAAATTAAGTTTTCTTTTAATGGAACTAATAATGGTCTTCGAATAGGTATTAGACAGGGTATAATTGAATCTCAAACGGTCACTGCTAAAGGAGAACCTATTGAAAGTTTTGCAATAGGCAGTCCACAAAACTACTACATTGATAACTTCATGGTTAATGTTCAAGTAAATGGAGAAAAATGGACAAAGTATGATTCTATAATTGACATGCCTAGGGGAGAAAAGGCATACTTAATTAAAACTGGAATAACTACTGGTGTTGACCTTTTCTTTGGAAATGGAAATTATGGTAGAATACCTACTCGTGGAGCAGATATTCTAGTTGAATACTTGGTGACTGAAGGTTCAAATGGAAATATCCGAAGTAATGATTTAAGCAGTATTAAATTTGAATTTGTAGATACCGGCTTTAGTATTCTAGGAGATGAGATCGATCTAAACAAATATATTGAAATAACTACGTCAAATGCACCTTTCTTTGGGACGAATGCCGAAGATTCTAAATTGACTCGATTGCTTGCACCAAAACAGTCTAAAAGCTTTGCACTAGTTAATGTTGATCACTATGAAAACGTATTAAGAAAATTAAAACTTTTCTCTATTATAAATGTTGCATTAGATGAAGTCGACCCTAGAATGTTGAATCTATTTCTTATACCTGACATTAGAAAGACTTTTAGTGTAGCGCAAGATTATTTTAGTGCAAGTATTGATAGATTTATGATGAATGATTATCAAAAGAATCAATTACTGCAATATCTTGAAAAGTCAGGAAGCAAACTTATCTCAACTGATGTTCAAATAATTGATCCTATTCCTAGTGAATATGTCATAAATACTTCAATTATTGCGTTCGATGATGTCTCTACTGATATTATTAAGAGAGATATCCTAAATAATTTAGGTGAATACTTTATTCAAAATACTCGATTCACTAGAATACCTAAAAGTGACTTAATTAAGATAGTTGAGGAGGTAAATGGAGTTGACTCTGTCTCAATTAATATTATATCTAAAAAGAATGAACTTGCAAAAATTCAAAATCCTTCTGCACCGGATACTGGTATTGATGAATTTAACGATATTATTGTCCTATATCAAGAACTTCCTATAATTAGAGGAGGATTTACTGATCGTTATGGACAAGTATATTCTACTGGAATAACGCCTGATTCATTAGGTCCAGTGAATATTCAAATTAAAGAGATTGTGCCTAGACCAAAAAAGATTAATTAACATGGTAAAAAATAGCATATATCGCCCAATATTTGATCGTAGAGAAAAAAGAGAAAATACTGGATTTGATTATAAAGGTCAAATCTTAAAAAAGACTCTCTCTTCTCAAATGTTTGGTGCACATCCTCTACTTGATTACTTGATACAACAAGTTGAAAGTATTGTATATGAGTGGGTCGAGGCAGTAAAACAAATAAAGATAACTGCTAATCCGGCATTGGATAAGTACGAAAATAAGATTAGATAAATGGGTAGTAATAAAGCTGGAATGGGCCGAGAGAATCGTGCTCACCTCAGAGACGAGATTCAGTCTCTATTGGGATCAATTGGGACTGAAACACATGGTGACATGGTGATTGACACTGAGATCTCAGAAAAAACAAGACCTGAAAGTCCATATGACTTTGAGGAGATGAGTAATCAATTCACAGTAAAAGCTAGAGAGATTACTGATTCACTATTTAAAAATTTCGTTGATATTGGAATTTTTGAAAAGAACGACTATGCTCGACATAAAAAAGAGCTAGATACAATTAATATTTCCAACCTATTCTTTCAATTAAAAACTATTAAGATCACTATAATTAAGGTGATGGAGGAGATAACTTCGGGGAATACTCATCCTCGATTGATTGAGGTAATGGGTCAGTTGCAGGATAAAATGGCGTCCATTACAAAGATGCAGGCAAACTATGTTCTTTTTCTTGAGGATACGTATCGTCAATTAAACTCAGCTGCACCAATAAATCCAGATTCAGAAGTAGTAGGTTCAGACTCAAAAGAGGGCCAGTTCTTTATTACAGTAGGTACTAAAAACCTAATTAATAGTCTACCTACTGAGCCTAAAACTGACGAAATTAGAGTTCCTACTGGGAGTTTAATTGATCCTACTAAAAAGTCAGATTTAATGCGAGAGAATAATATCCAAATAACTGATGATGATGGAGGCGATGATTTTATGGATATTACTGAAATAATTTAACTCAATGAGAGACGTCATGACAAATGGTGGCGCTTTCAGCCATCGTAAACTATCTAACCTATCCGGTTCACCTGAAGATACTAATACTTCAATGTGGACAACTATCAGAATCAATAAATTACTTGATGATATTGAAAATGATGGATTTGATATTAAAGGCTTGCATAATTCTCCGTTTAAGGACAACGATATTAACCTAAAGCGAGGAAATTTACCTTTTGAATATACGCCAGACGAGTGGGAAGAACTTAAGAGATGTAAATCAGACATACTCTATTTTGCAGTAAATTATTGTAGGATCCAAACTGGTGATGGTATTCAATTAATTAGAGACACTCCAGGACTTAGAGATTATCAAGAAGAAATACTTGAATCTTTTAAAGGAAACAAATTTAATATCTTAATGGCAAGTCGTCAAACTGGAAAGTCAGTTACCTCTGCTATTTTTATCTTATGGTATCTCCTATTCAATTCTGATAAGACTGCACTAATTGTTGCTGACAACTTTACTACAACCCGAGAATTATTAGATAAGTTTAGAATATGTTTAGATGGCCTACCTTTCTTTATGAAACCTGGAATCAAGCATATTAACTCAGGAAATATTAAGTTTGATAATGATAGTCGAGTTGTTGGTAGAACAACCACTAAAAAATCAGGTATCGGTTTATCAGTAAACGTTTTATACATTGATGAGTTTGCCCATATTGATGAGGCAAAACTAGATGAATTCTATCGAGCTATCCTACCAACAATCACAGCCGATCCAAACGCTAAGGTGATTATCACATCTACTCCAAACGGTAAGAATAAATTTTATGAAATTTGGGTTGATGCAATTGCTAGTAAAAGTGATTACGTTCCACTTAGAGTGGACTGGTGGCAAGTTAAGGGTAGAGATGAAGCATGGAAACAGGCAGTAATTGCTAATATGGGATCAGTTGAAGATTTTAACCAGGAATATGGACTTCAGTTCTTCTCGTCAGATCAATTATTACTAAATTCAAATGAGCTAAAGAGACTCTATAATATTAAAGCAGATTATGTAAATACAACTTTTGCACTTAGTGAAGATCGCCAATGGATCAATGAGTGTTTGACTGTTCACCCAAACTATGCAAAGAGAACTCCAACTGACTATAAGAATGATAAAGCAAAATATGTGTTTTCGGTGGATACTGCAGATGGTACTGGTGGTGACTATTCAGTATTGAACATTTATAAAATTGCATGTCTACCAGTTGGCGAACTTTTAAAAAAGAAAGAGGCTATTCGCGGAGAGATTGATACTACCTCACTTGTACAAGTTGCAACTTTTAGAACCAATGAATACGATATCAATGAATTTGCAGCAGGAGTAGAATACATAACGTATAATTTATTCAATTCAGAAAATGTTAGAATTGTTCTTGAAATGAATCATAAAGGGGAGATAATAAAAAATAGGTTAGAGAGTAATGATAATTATTGGCCTTCTCAATTAGTACACACCAAACATACTGAGATGGCAGTAGTATCAAAACCGGGACTTAGACTTGGCCCAACTAATAAGATTAGATATTGCGAAAAATTCAAATACTTTGTAGAAGTTAAAAAGATCATACCTAACGATTTTCTAACAGTTATGGAATTAATGGCATTTGGTAAGACTAAAGGCGGATCCTACCGTGGACAAAATGGAAATGATGATCTTGCCATGACTTGTGTTAATTTGGCACCTGCACTTGATTCTAATCAATTATGGGAGCTTTCAATAGAAACATATGAAGCAACTTCATTAGAGTATCGAAAGGAAGTTGAGGAAAAAATATTTAATCTATTTAGGTCTAACTTAAATAAACCAGCATTTGATTATGACACATTAAGAGAAGTAAATGCACCATCAAATGGAGCAGAAAAAAACTTAGAACCGCGTCGCCATGTATTTGATATTGAATCATTAAATCAAATGCAAAAAATTAAGAATAAATTCTTTAAAAGCTAAACTTTTTTTAGTATCATAGTAATAAATTACTGTATAACATCTAGAAATATGAAGATTCTTAAATTTCAAGGCGATATCGGGCTGGATGACGTATTTAACCGTCATAAAATAGAGATCTACGATAATCTCTTACAATCGATAAAAAATCACTATTTAGATAAGAATCACGCGGAAGTCACTGTGATTAAGATCTCAATAAACGAATCAGAATATACAATTAATTTATCTAGGGATAAATTCATAAGCGGATTAGAGGGAGCAATCTCTTTTTATGAGGCATGTGAAGAATACGAAAAGTGTGCAGAATGTTTAAAAATCATCAATACACTTAAAAAAAATAATACAATAGAGGTCTAAAAATTATGGGGTATGAATCAGCTAACACAAAGATTAACGAAAGAATTCAGGAAATATCTGAACGTCTGCTTAAGAAACAAAGCACTGAACGTGAAAAAAATGAATTGGCTCAGCTGATTTATCCAAAACTTAAATATTATATTTGGAAATTTTGTAAAAATGAAGTCGATACTGAAGAGGCTCTTCAATTTACATTAAAGAAGATTTTTAAAAATATTACACAATTTGATTTTGAAAAAGGTCGATTCACTACTTGGATTTATACAATAGCTAGAAATGAAACCTTATTTTACCTACACCAATTAAAAAAGAACTCCCATTACGATATTGATACAATGTATGGTAAAATCGATAGACCTGATGATTTAACTGATGAAGTTAATGGCTTTACTGATATCGATGACATCTATCAAACTACAGTAGATGAAATATTCCTAATTGAAGATCCTCTACTTAAAAATATTGCCATCGATAAAATGATCAAAAATAAGAAGGTGAAACAAATTGCACTTGACTATGAGATCAATGAAAATACTGTAAAAACCAAACTTCGTAAAATAAGATCTGATATTAAATTTTCAGTCCTAAAGAAAAATCCTCAATATGAGGAAAAAATAAAACAAATACTATGATACTTGATTACCTTTCTCCAATTAGAATATACAGGAGACTCTCAATTCATGCAAAAGAATTAGTAAACTATCGAACATTTAAAAGGATCATATTTGATCTAAATAAGAGCGGTAAGCTTGATGAGATAGGGCTCAAAGTTGATCCAAATTTAAACATGTATATTGGAATAGATTTGAACCCAGAACTTTTACTCTATTCTGATACTTCCCAAGAATCAGTTGAATTACGATTAATTTCAGAAAAAATGAATAAGTATAATGATTTCCTAACTAAGGAAGGAATACTTGATTCAATTAAAGTAGATTATGAAAGAATCCAGACTGAAGAGCATTATGGTTACGTATTACAAATCAGCTTTAATTTTAAACAATATAAGAAGTCAGATTTTATTTATGGAATATCCTATTTTTCAGCAATTGCTCTTGGAATATTAACTAGCCTCTTCTTTCTCCTTTAATAAATTCTTACTTCTTTAATAAATAAAAAAATAAATCATATGAAAAAATTAAACACATTTATAACAAATCAATATCCTAAAATATTAGTGATTTTAAGTATCCTTATTTTCCTTAATACTTGTGGAAATCCAAACAAATCCCTTACTAAAAAGGTTGATACTCTATCTCAAAAAATTGATTCATTGGAATTAATTATTGTAACTGGTAAAGATCTAAAAATAGAAGGTCTTAGATCTGAGAAGAGAATGATACAATCAACTGATCGTAAAATACTAGACGTAAACCGTCAATCTGAGATCGATAAAGAGATCAGTGAGTTAGAAAAATAATAGCAATTATGTTTAATTGGATTAGTCGAAATAAAGAATCAATAATTAGAATGGCATTCCTTGTGCCTATTCTTTCAGTAGCAATAATCTCAATCTCTCACGTAGTAAAATGGTATGACTTAGCTAACCCTATGAGTTGGGCCATATACTTATCTATTGCAATAGAGATAGCTGCACTTTCATCAATCGCAGCAGCATCAGTTAAAGTCAAAGGATTTTCAGTATGGTTTGTGTTTATTATTGTGACCTTGATCCAGTTTATAGGAAATATCTATTTTAGTTATACTGAAATAAACATATCTTCCAAAGAATTTAGAGATTGGGCCGAGCTTACTGGACCATTGTTTGAATCCTTTAGCGATATTGAAGATGCAGTCGCACAACGTCGACTTCTTGCAGTCCTTGAAGGAGGTCTTCTTCCTTTAATTTCATTGACCTGCCTACATTTCTTTATTAAATATGGAGATCGAGATCTTGAACAGCCTGTCGTATATACTGAGGGCGACAATATTGAAGAGTCACAAGAAAAAATAGAAGAATACGAAAAGTCAGATTTACAAAAAGAAGCAGATAGAGTTTGGGACACTGTTGCTAAACTTAAAAAAGAAGGTGTTTTTCCTGAAGCAACTGCCGAAGAATTAGCCGACGAACCTAGTGCACTAGCAAACTCTCAATATAGATTAGAGGAAATTGAAGAAATACCATCTATTGACTCTACTGTAAAATTCAATAGTGGAAATAAACCTAGACCAGATAAATCCGAACTTACTGAAGTAAAACCTGGAGTATCTTTAGTCAAAAGACCACCATACGATAGTAATAAAGTAAGACGTCAGTAAAATAAATAATAAAAAAATTACTGGCTAATGATACCCAATTTAAACGAGATATGCGACTGTTGTGGTGGTTATGAAAATCAACCAATACTTCAACTTTTTGATAACAAGTGTTTTGGTATCGTTGACGGTAAGGAAATAACAGAAGATTTTTGTATAAAAGATTTTGCTTTTCCTACTGACGGTTATTCATGTGTAGGAATAACTCTTCAAGAAGACGGAGGAAATACTACCCTATTTGATAATCAATTACCTGTTCCTTTAGTATCATTAGAAAGCGGTAAAGCATACGCTAGGGGAATCTTATTAAAGATTACATACCCTACCAATGATTTAAACTCTGAGGAAATAAGCATCATTGATAAAAACGTAGTATTAACAATTGAAACATATGATGGAGTCTCAACTGACTATCCGCTATATAATTTCTTTTCGATGTTTACTAACCCAAAATCAAATGATCCGTCACAAATAATAAATAAAATAGAATTAAGTAATCCAAATACTAATTATTCAATTAGAATATCTGCTTTAATTTTATTTGGAAATGCATTGTAAAAAATTTTAAAGAAATGACTAATTACGCTACCGAGATAATTAACCTTACTGCTGGACTCAACTATGAACCTACTTTTGTTCGTACGGATAAGAGAAGATCAGCACTTGAATCAACATCACTAGGCTATTATCAAATAGGAGAGCTTGCTCAATATGGAAATGCAAGAGGTCCAATTTTTAAAATTGAATTTGCAGATACCTCTTCTATTGCTACGGCTTCACATGTTAAGATTTGGGGACTAGATAATGATGATATAAATGCACCACTATACCCAATCAGTTATCTTAATACTTGGAGACCTATCCTAGACGTATACGTAAAGAAATTTATCTTTTGTGATTCTGCTGGAGTAGAAGTTGACGAAGAAGGTAATTACACAGTAATTGGATATAAGAAAAAAACTTTGCCTACCGTATTCTAATGGAAAGACTTGATGAATTTTATAATGGGGCAGGAATGCCTTCTAAAGATTTTGCAAGAGGTCTACCTTTTTATGGAACGAAAGGCGACTTTAACTTTACCGTAGGAAAAAGTCAATTTACTCCAGGTGTATCTATAAAGCAGACTCCATTGACTGACATGTCTATTAAGGGAGATCCTGGGCTATCCCCATTTGACCTAGAACTAAGTAAACTAAGATTCTATTACAAACCTGGAGATAGGGTCAGAGGAACAATTGTTAACTCTCAACTTACTTCAGAAAATGGCAGAGTCATAATAGGAAAACTTGACAAAATCGTTGCAGATTATGGAGCAAATTCTATTCGAGCATGGGTAAAAAATCCATCTACTCTTGAATCTATAGAAATCTATATTAATTCAATTGAGAGAATTTATGAAAGCGTATCACGTAGAGCATTAAGCTTTTCTCAATTTATTAATTCTTAAGTAAACTTTACTTTAGTAGAACCAACAACAACTTTTTGTATATAAAATAAAAAACTATTTTTTATGCAATCAAACGAAAATGATGATGAAGCAGCTCGTTTTCTAGAAGAACAGGATAGAATACATGGGGTAAATACAATCAAGGTCGAAGAGACGATTGATGAGCCTATTCAAAAGAGCCTCGGCCAAATTAAGGGATATACTGAATCTCCTGAATTATCTGGTGCATCCGAATCTTCTTGGAAACTTTTAGATCTGCGTTCACTACCTTCACAAGGATTATTTTATCCAGAAGGAACCGAACTCCTATTACGATCTGCTAAAACTAAGGAAATCCGTCACTGGTCTACGATTGATGAAAACGATCCACTTGATGTTAGAGAAAAAATTAATTTTGTTCTAAATGCGTGTACTAAAATTAAAGTATCTGGCGGAAGACCTCTAAATTTCAATGATTTTTTAGAAATTGACAGGTACCATATCCTATTTAGACTTTATGAACTTACTTTTCCAAATCAGGAAAATAAACTTTGGGCAAATATTAAATGTGACAATGATGGTTACATAAATCGAACTCAAGTATTAAGTGCAAACCTAAAAGGTTTTGAATATCCTGCTGAATTAATGAAATGGTATTCTGAGGAAGATCGTTGTTTTAAAGTAGTTTCTGAAAAACTTAATGAGACTTTTTATCTCTATTTACCAACTATTGGAATTGAAAATAAGTTTAGACTAAAAAGACAAGATGATATTAGTAAAGGTGTTGAAATAGATGAAGCATTCTATGAATTTGGACCATATCTAGTTAAAGATTGGCGAACCGTTTCTAATTCTTCTCTCACTGACCTAAAGTTTAGCTCAAATGCATGGCAAGGTAATAAGTTTATCTTTATTCATAAATTCACTAAACAACTTAAAGAGGCTAGTCTAAATAAAGTATTAAGTGTTTGTGAAAAATGCAAAAATACAACGGAGAGCCACATTTTTTTGGAGGGAAGCTTCACTGTCAAAGATATTTTCATTATTTCAGCTGGACTTGATGAACTTATTTAAGCTTAATAAAGACTTGGCATTGAAGCTTAACCAATCGTTTGATACCCTATATGAAATGGAATACATGGAATATTCTCTACTCTTAAATATCGTAAATGATGAGATAGACAAAAAGAATAATCCGGACGATGTATTCACTAACATAATGAGCGGTAATAATCAGCCATTGAAAGTTAATCTTCCAGATAACCTAAAACTTAAATAAATAATAAAAATAATCAGATATTTTGAGTGTTGATCTGTACATAAGTAAGGCTACTGAAGGGATTCAAAAGAGAATTAAAGAGAATATTGAATTTGCAAAAGCTAATCCATATCCAAAAGATGAACTAAAATCTGCCCTTGATTCAGCAGGACAAGACTCAGCACTATCTAAATTATACACACTGGATGGCCAAACTGAGAATTTTATATTTCGAACTCCTGAGGTAACTGCTGCAGCCAAAGAACAGGCTGACATTTATCCTGGACTATGGGATAAATTATCAAAGGGTAATAAAGGAATAGAGAAGCTTAAGAAGAATAAAGACTTAGAAAATATTAAACCGGCAAATGAATTAAATTCTGAGTTTGCTAAGTTTATAACTGAACTAAATAAATCTATTAGTTTAGGAGCTAAAATTAAAATAGACGAGGTATTCTCAGATAAGACTGATAATGATGCGTTTGATGAATACTTGGATGTATTTAACATTAGTCTAAATACGTATGGTGCTGACTCTCTAGTTAGATCAGCATTTACCGAATTGTTTACTAAAAAACCAGTAGAAGTTCCAAAACCAGTAGAAGTTAAATCGTCTACAGTTAATGATGCACCAGTTTCTACCGAAGGTAAGAAAACCTCTACTGCTTCAATAAATTCAACGACTGCTAGTCAAGTTCCGTCTAATTCTACTGCAAGTAATCCAATAAATCCGACCTCAACTAAATCTTCTGAACCGACTGCTGTCACTAGTTTAGACGGAGGCGTAACATCAAAGGCTGGAGAACTTCAAACTGAGAATATTCTAGACACGAACCAAAGCCAGGCAATAAATGTTAATCTTGAAAATAAACCTACTGAATCTAAACCTGCTGCTGGCGTTACTTCAAATTCAACAACTGCCACAACTACCTCAAACTCAACTACCGTAAATGATGTAAATTCTGCTTCTTCTGTAACGAGTAATCCATCGAATACTTCAAATAATACTGGAGTAACTGGTGATAAGAATATAATGAAGGTTGAAAATACAAATAATCAATCTTCATCAAGTACAGTAAATGAGAGTAAACCGGAAAAAGAAAAAGGTGGCTTTTTATCTAAAGTAGGAAATTTTGCAAAGAAGGCAGGTGCCGCTTTAAATCTACCATCAGTCGGTGAACTTGGAGAACAGGCAAAGGGTTTATTTGGAGCTACTGGTGCAAATATTAGTTCAAGAATATCTGAGGTTAAAAACTCATTTGCAATTAATTCAAATAAAGAAGAATCAAATTCTTCACCTACTTCATCTACTGCAACAAATTCAGTAAATTCTTCAAATACTACGGCAACTACTAACCCTAATGATATACTAGCTGTTCCTAATACTGGAACAACTTCAACTACTTCTGATATTCTTAAGACTGAGACTCAGACTGCAATGAATGTTGAGCAAAATAAACCAGCCGTCGCTGCTACTCAGTCTCCGGTAACTAACCAAACAACTCAGAATACAAATCCGGCAGTATCGGCTGTTTCAAATACATCAAACTCTCAAAATACATCTTCACCAACCACTACAACATCAAATGTTTCTCAAAATACTCAATCTGCGGTGCAACAACCTGGTGCTCCTGCAGGCGGTGGTGTAAATGTTGATACAAATCAACTTGCTCAATCTATTACTCGATTAGAGAGAATATTAATAAGTGGAATAGAAGTAACAATAAAAGACGCATAATATGGAAGAAACAATAAAGAGCCAATTACATAGCCTATATTTAACCTACTCTGCAATAAACACTCAATTTAAAAGAATTGAGAGCGAAGCTACTCGATTAGAAACAGAGAGAAAAACAGTTAGCGAGGTACTTCATAATACTCGAGAACTAGAAAAAGAATTAATAAATAACTTAGAGAATATCTTAGGTAAAAAATTAACCCCAAATGATATTCTTGAAATAATTAAACAATATGAATAAAGATGTAATATATCGCGTTATTGGAGCAATCCTACTCTGCATAATTTTAATGCTATTTTTAAAAAACTGTCAAATCCAAAATGGCGCAGATAAAGAAATAGACAATCTTAAAAAATCAATAATTGCATCTGACAAATTAACAAAGGAAGCAAATGGAAGATACTCAAAACTAGTAGATTACTATGCAAGTAACGGTGATCTTATGAAAGATTTAAAGGAGTCAAATCGTGATCTATATAAGACTATTAAGAACCAGGATGAACGACTATTAAGTATAACTAGTTCAATAATAACATTAGATCGTAAAGTAGTTCAAGGTTTTGCACAAACTGACCCAGTAGATACTAATAAATTAAACCTTTCTCTAAAATATCCTGATGAAAAGGACCCATTTATATATTGGGATGGTTGGGTAAATAAAAATACCGCTGCATATAAAGGAACGTTTTCTTTTGGTAAATTACCAATTCAAGTAGTTTTAACTGAAGAGGCTAGAGGTTTATGGAAAAGTAGAATCATTGGTCCTGACTGGTTAAAGGTTGACTCAATGTCAGTTAAAAGTCTTCCACCTACAGAATACGCAGTCGTTAAACCTAAAAACCTACAATGGTTAGTTGGAGGATCATATGTATATAATCTAAATAATAGTAGTTCAGGAATAGGCGTAAATTTTGGTCTAAACTTGTTCGATCGTCATAATCTTATATTAGGTGCAACCACTCTAAATCAAGTAAGTCTTGGATATACATATAAGATCAAGACATTTAAAAGAAACAAGTAACTAATGGCACAAAGTAGATTCATAAATTTATCTTCTTACTGTATTGTTGAATATCAGTTTGAACAACTAACCTCTCTTAATTTCTATAGTGAAGATTTTACGTTTGTTGAAAATACTATTACTGGTGAACACCAAATATTTAATACTGATGCTTCGTATAATACCCTAAAGAATATCCAGGACTTATCAGTTGTCTCAATAGGAAATAATTCATATGCTTATTTAGATAGTGAAAAAGTGCCTAATTATCTTACGTATGATACTCAATTAACTTCTTCTACACTATCTGGTTATAATGTAGTAATGGATAAAGTAAGATTTCACTTTGTTGCTGGTTTCGATTTTGATAATTTTAAAGCTTTAATATTATCAATTAATAATACTGAGAATAATGGAACCAAGTGTACTTTCGCAAATATATTATTAGCGCCTGAAACAATCGCACAGCTTATAATCTTTAATCCAAAACCATTATTCCTTTCAAATGCAGTATATGATAGATATGTTGATATCTATGTTCCATCTATAAAGAATATCAATAGTGATTTTGAGACAGCACCAATTCCTGGAATTACATTTGCTGCTGCGATTACTCCGAGTCCAAGCGGACCAGTTGGATTTATCTATAATAATCCAATAACTATATCACTACTTGAATGCGGAAATAAAAAGACAATTTATACAAATACTTCAGTTACCTATGATTCATATGAAGTAACAGATGCTTTTCATGCAACCGTATCCCAGACCAATGAGTTTGATAATGTTGGTGCGTATGTTGCTGAATCACTGGTTGGTGACTATTTAGAATTTTATTTGACATTTAATTCAGCTTTTCCAGGTGAGTTAATATCTATCCTAGATAAAAGAAATCCAAATGACGATTGGATTATCGTACACCAGTTAAGTGTATTTGAACAAGTAGGATCAGCTTTTATTAATACGTCAAGACTAGTTTTCTTCCAGGAAGATTCATACGATGAACCTAATGTATTTAGACCCGTTCTTAAGTATGCTCATGAAGCCATAAGTATGTCAGTTGATTATATTGCACGATTAACAAATCGTCGAAATGGTGAGCAAATTATTAGAGAAGCTTCATTTAATCTAGTTTCTCCAAAGAAATATGGTCGAAACTTAATAAACTTGCCTTTACTTGAAAAACCTCAATCTCAGAAAATTTATAATAAAATTGTCAAGAACAACTTTGAAGCTACTTCATTATTTATTGAACCTGTACCAGTTGGAAAACAGCCAGTTGTTGTACCACAATCACCGACGACTATTACTCAAATAACTGAAGTCGTCCGTACTGAATTTATCCCAATATTCTTTAATAATAACAATATTTCAATATCTAATGTTAATTCAATGACTACTTCTACTGATTCATCAGAAGAGGTAATATTTGCACCAGGTAAACTTAGATTTATTCTTTCACCATTTGATAACGTTCTTAAATTAAAGGTATTTACTGAAGCGACTCTAGCAAATGCTGAAAATCCATTAGTACCACTAGACTTAAATGTAAATTCTGCAAAATATCGACTTGTTTTTGAGACAACTACTGGTAAGATCGCGATTGACAATGTTAATGATTCTAATCAGGAGAATTTATCAACTGGCCAAGTCACATTTAATATTGCTAAGAAAGATAGTGAAGCTGTTTTAAATTCATCAAATCGAACACTATACTTAATCTCAGTTTCACAAGATGGTAGAGAGACATTAATGTATACTGGAGAATGGAGAAAACCTAGTGAACAGGCTGACGTTGATGCTGCAATCGCTCAAGCAAAAGCAGATGCTGCATCCAAAAAAGATACTTCCTCTATACTTAATGGTATTAGGGATCGTATATCTCTTATCACTAAGCTAGATCTTGCAAATAAGGTTGATCTACGTTCAAATGTAAAAAATAAAGGAGAAGCACCAGTTGTAAATAGGTTCGGCGTTGCTGGATCAAAGTCAATACGAACAAGTGGTTCTAACTCTAAGAACAAATAATCAATTGAATATAAATCCTAACAATAAATAATTAGCGATTTATTGAGATAAATAAAAAAAAATAATAAGGCACGAAATGAAAGGCTTCGTAGACAAGATATTAACTGAACTTAAGACTAATTCTACTCTTAAAACAGACCCGCTTGTAAAACTTTTAACAGAATCTATTGATAAATCTATTTCTTTAGGTGAAACTACTCCTTCTATCTATGAGAATTTGAAGAGTGGTCTTACTTCAATAAATGCTAGAGTTAAAAGCAAACAATTAACCACAATCCTAGAACAATTCACTAAGGTTGAGACTACTTCTGAATCTAAAACTTTTGATATTTCAAAGAAAGCAAACCTTTCTGAAAAATTAAATGCAATTAAAGAATCTAAATCTGGCACAAATCCGATAGTTAAAGGTCAAGTAGAAGTTTTTGAATCTTACTTGAATAATGGAACTCCTGATTTTGCATTATGCGAAGGCTTTATTAAATTCTTCTCAAATCATAAATATGATTCAACTATTAAAAAGCAAGTTGAAAAGGTTCAAAAATACATTAATGAAAATACATCAGAAATACTATTTTTGAATGCTATCTACACAATGGATGCAATGCCAAACCAGCAATATGCAGCAGTTAGTTCAGATCTTAAAAATATGTTGATTGGTGAATCATATACATCAGATATTCTTAAACTTAAATATGGAACAACTGTTCCTATTGTTAATCAACTAGTAAATGATTTAAGACTTCTTGAATCTCAAACATTGGGATACTTTACATTAGGTGGAGGTGATTCATTTACAAAAGTGACTAATCTGATCACACCTGCGACGAAAGCAAAAGATGGAATGATTCTTTATATGGACAACCGATTTGTTTCAATCCGTGAATCCAGAGGACTTACTGGTAAAGAAACTAAGGTACATATCGATGGTAGCTTTAAGATTGCCGACGTTGATCCAAATTACGTTAAAGAAAAGTTTCCAAAATTCTATAGTGTAGCTGAATCTTTCGCTACTTTAGGATTTACTAAAAATGTTGATGGAACTAGTGTAGATTCTTCAGCAATCAGAAACTTTAATATTAGTTTTAAAACCAATGAAGAGAGAGAATTAGATCTTTATCTAAATGAGTCTAAAGTTTCTAACTTGGATGAAATTAACTTAATGGAAGCTCTTTCTTTGGAAAGTAATGATGTTAAGAACAGAGTAATTACTCTTTTTGAAAACTCAAGTAACTTATTTAACTTTGATTTCATTAAGGAATTAACTAATGATCGTACTTTAAGCGAAGCATTTGTTCTTAAGTTAAATGAAGAATTCTATATTTGTGAGAAATTAAATTCAGCAGATAAAGAATGGAGAAAAATAGATGAGTACGAAATGTATGAATTCTGCATGGAAAAATTCAATTACGATATTAGTCCTATCTTTAAAACTCAAATTGATGAAAAGATTGATGCTTATAAAAAGATTGAAGCAAGAAAGAATGCTATTTCAGTAGATATTACTAAACTTGAAGAAACAATGGAAAAACTTCAAAAGGCAATTTCAAGTCCAGATCTTGATTCAGAAGCAACTAAGAAACTTACTGGAATTAGAGAATCAATTGAATCTACTATTACTGCTCTTAAAAATGATTATGTTGGATTAGACCTATTCAAAAAGGATATAAAATGAAAATTCTAGTAATAATTATTATTCTTTTAAGTTTAGCTGCATGCGCTTCTTCTAAAAAAGGAGGATGCGATGCATACAGTAAGATCGATAATGACAAGAAAAATATTAACATATGATCAGTTCTCAAGAGGCTTCCAACTGGGCGAGTCTCTTGATCTATCTTGGGGTTCTAAAATATTTGAGATTGGAGATCCTAGGCATGCGATCACTCCAATCGATTGGGAACTAGTTGATGAGAGAGATCGGGAGACAGATTATAGGTTTTCACTCAATCCAAGCACAGACTATCTAGTAAAACTAACTAGGACAGTTGACGCAAATGACGTGAACATTGAGTTCTATGCAAATGGCGACAGAGATTCAGTAACAAATGATGGAAATCCGCTGACTGTGATGTCAACTGTGATCGACATAGTCAAGGATTACTTGAATAATCATCCCGATATAGCTTCATTTTCATTCATTCCAGCAAAGGCTGATTATGATGATGACCGTAGGTTAAAGTTATATTTAAGATACATAAGAGGCCACTTTGATAGTCCTAGAATCACGAAGCAAGAATTTGGTGGAGGTTATGTTTTAATTAAGGTGATTCTTAATGGATCAATCAAAGAATCGCTTGATCCATATATAGAATCCAAGTTAAAATTTAAAATTGGCGATCAAGTTCAAGTAAAAGATCGAATTGGAAAAGTAACGGCATTCAATGGAAAAGAATACTTAGTGATGATTGGTAGTAAAAATGAGAGAGTTCCAGAATCACAAATTGAAAAGATAAGTCAACTAAAGAAAAAGAAACCTGCGCGTAAGAAATAAAAATTATTAGTTTTAAAATAGCGAAGGATGTAAATTTTTACATCCTTTTGTTTTATTTGTAGTTTTTTCTCAGTATAATAACTAAAAATTTCTATAGTATGAAAAAATCAATTGTAATCGGCCCTATCCAAAAGGCCAAACCTATGACAGAAAGAGCGTCAATCTTGGAACAACGCTTATCTAAAATGAAAGTTGGAAACTTTTTCGAAGTTACTGGATTATCTGGCAAAACTGAAGTTCTTAACTTTAGAGCATCTGTAAGTTATTTCTCAAAGAAGAATAGTGTTCGTGTATCTACATCAATGGTAAACGGAGTTCTTAAAGTTGAAAGAGTAAAATCTGGTAAAACTAAAGAGACATCCAAAGTACAATAATAAATAAACACTTTTAAATGGATACTCGAATAGATTTTAACACTGCCAAAAAGTTTGATCAACTTGAATTGATTGATTGGAAAACCAAATATGGTGATTTCCAATTTTATATCCGTAAAGGATTAAATGAAATTAAGTACAATGTTGGTACGAACGTTTCAAAAAGTCCAAAGAGCGGCGAATATATTAAACCATTGACTTCTGCTGCATATGGACCAGAAATGGACGTAAATGGAGTTTTTAATCAAGAGGATACATGGTTAGATATCGGTGGACATATTGGTCTTTTTGCAATCCGCATGGCTCGACAATTTCCTAAAATCAAAGAGGTCATTTCATATGAAGCTCTTCCGCATAATGCATCTTTTGCTTTAGAGAATATTAAAGTAAATAGTGTTGAATCAAACTGTTCAGTTGTACAAAAAGCAATTGTTCCAGGTGCAGAAGATACAATAGACTTCTTTATTTCAAATGACTCTGGAAAGCATTCAATTCTTCCAATTAGAGGTCGTGAGATCCTACACGTTCCAGCAATCAATATTAATGATGCAATCAATGAACATGGGGCAACGGCTATTAAAATGGATGTTGAAGGAGCTGAATACGAACTAATTAAGGCAGTTACTGATTGGTCTAAAGTTCGAGTAATCATTATTGAGTATCACTTTATGTACAAGCCTTTGAAGACTAATCGTGTTCAAAAATTCCAAGAGATCACAGCAATCCTTGAACAAAACTTTGATGTTGTTCGTAAGATTGAAGCAGTTGAGTATGGTAAAAACTTTATCACTCATATTGTTGCTCTTAAAAATGATTAAGATCAAATAATTTAAGGATGGGCATCTAGATAGGTGCCCATTTTTTATTTAAAACCTCACGACATATTTTAAGTAAATATTATATGAAAAGTTTATATGCATATTTTGGTCTACTTGACCTACACCAAATTGATTCTCCAGGACATTCGTTATATCAAATAGGATTAGTTGATTCATTACGTGAATCATTTGGAGAAGAAAAATTTGATTTCTATTCATATTATCCAGAAGAGATAATCAAATCAGCTGACATTCAAGGCTTTCCGGAGACAGATCTAGGCCGACTGTTTCATAAATATCGAACTGAATTATTTGATCGCCCTATCCATACTACTGACGAGTTACTACAATTAATTTCTCAAAAAACATATTCTAAATTATATCTAAAGGCTAGATTTAGAAATCTTTCAACTCTTTCTAAGAAATGGAAAGATGCTAGGAATTTTGATAGAATTGTTCAATGTGCAATTGATGCAGGATATACAAAGGACGAAATAATTATATTAGATACTGATCTTTCTCTTTCAGATAAATTCGTCGAACAAACTAAAGATTTTGTGACTATCTTGATTCCATCAATTGATTTTCCAGGAATATCTAATATGTTTCTGGTAGATTGTGTAAATTTAAACCTTACTCAATCCAAAAAAGGAATAAGCAGTGTCTTTTATGGAAATATTGATACTTCAAAATACAAGAGCGGAAACTCAAAAAGTGAGATCTTACCGAATGCTCTTGAATGGATTGCACGTAATCACTGGTCAAGGGATGAAGATTTTTATCTAGTTTGCAAGAAGAATGATTTTGACCTAGTTTCCGATAAATTAACACAATCTACTTATCATGTAGATAGGAAAGATCGTATTAAGATTTGGGAAACTTTAGAGTCTTCTAGAATCATGATCAATATTACTAAAGAGAAATATAATGAACGAAAGTTTATTCCAGCTAGAATATTTGAAGCAATAATCTTTGGTATGATTCCAATCTCATATAAATTTGACTTCTTATGTCCAGCATTCTCTTTTGAAAATCTTGAAGATCTTTCTGAGATTTATATGTATCTTAATGAATGTGATGAGGCTGGTCTAGAACAAGCATATAAGCATTTTATAAATTGTTATATTAATAGCTTAGACACAAAATAATTTTATCTTATCATATGTCGATTATAAATAATATAAATGGTTGACACTATGAAAAAATTATTGTTTTTTGCACTCATGAGTATCTCATGGGTATCTGCAGTTGCACAATGTACATCATATTCAGTTTATGAAAGCTTTTCATCAACTTTACCTACTCAGGGTGGAACTTGGGGTTCAACATCAATGAGTGCAGGATCAACGACAGGCACTGCTAGAAATGGTACATATTATCTAATTTTTAATGCAGTCGGCGATATTATTCGGACTCCGCTAATTGCAAATCCTGGAGTTTTTTCATTTTGGTATAAGCGAAGCAGTACTAGTACTGGAGGGCCTCAATTTACAATAGAAACTTCTCTTGATAATATATCATGGACATCTAGAGGTACTGTAACACCAGGCGCTTCATATACACAATATACTTTGAATTTAGGGGCGTTATCTTTAACAAATGTGTATGTTAGAATTCGTGATACTAGAACATCAGGCACGGCAGAAAGATATGTGGATGATTTATCATGGACATCTACTGTCTCGTCAAATAACACTTTAATTCCAGCAATATCTAACTGTTCACAAACATTAGCCGCAGCTACTACTTATACTTTTACTGATATTGGTGGATCTAGTGACACTTACAATAATAGTATGTCTCAGACTTTTACTTTTACTCCAGGCACAGCTGGATTAAAAGCGGAAATTAATTTCAGTTCTCTTGTTGGAGAATTAGGAAACCTTGGAACTCTTTATGATTATATTAGAGTTTACAACGGACCTACTATCGGATCTACTCTAATCGGGACCTATACCTCTTTACCTGCAGGAGTAATTACATCATCAGCATCCGGTGGAGAATTAACAGTTACATTTACTTCGGATATATCGACTTTTAATGCCGGATGGGTTGCTACTGTTTATATGGTTACTGTTGCATGTGGTTCACCTTCTGCTGTAACTATGACTACTA